TGACGTGGACAGCGCGAACTGGCGCAAGGAACAAATCCAGCTTTCCGAAATCCTGTCCGACGCGGAACACCGCTCCGCCCGCGCCACCACCCTCAACGCCCATTACACCGCCCCGGTTGTCATCCAAGCCATGTATCAGGCCGCGCAACGGTTCGGCTTTCAAGGCGGCAACATTTTGGAACCGGCGTGCGGCATCGGCCATTTCATCGGCCTCATGCCCGATGATATGCTCCGGCGCTCCGCAATCACCGGCATTGAAATTGATCCGCTGACAGCCCGGATTGCGAAGGCGCTTTATCCTGATGCCGACATCCGCGAGCAGCCGTTTGAAAAGTCCAAACTCACGGACGAATCTTACGACCTCGCCATTTCGAATGTGCCGTTCGGGGATTACACCGTCCATGATCCGCGCTGGAACGATTACAAATTTTCCATCCACGATTATTTCTTTGCCGCCGCGCTGGACAAGGTGCGTCCGGGCGGGCTGCTCATGTTCGTCACGTCCCGGCACACGCTGGACAAGCTCGATTCAACCTTGCGTGAAACACTTTCCGGCAAAACCGAGTTCCTTGGCGCAATCCGTCTCCCCAACACGGCGTTCAAGAAAAATGCCGGCACGGAAGTGACCACCGACATTGTGATGCTCCGCAAACTGCGCACCGGTGAATCACCGCGCGGCCCCGCTTGGAAAATGGCGACAGATTTTGCCAATGACCGGCAGGAAAAGTTTTCCATCAACGAATACTTCGCCACCCATCCCGAAATGATGTTGGGCCAGATGCGGCTCGCCAGAGGAATGTATCGGGACGGTGAGCCGGTGCTGGTGCCGGACGACCGCGAGTTGGGCGCGGCGCTGGCACAGGCGGTTGCCCGGCTGCCCCAAAACATTTACGAAACCAAAACCCAATCCGCTGGCGAAAAAGTTTTTGATCCGGCCATTCCCGCGCCGGATTACATCAAGCCCAATGCCTATTGTATCCACGAGGATGGCCGGTTGTGTCTCAACGAGGATGGTGTCTTGCAACCATTGGACGATCTGCCGGTCGAAACGCGCTCGCGGATTCGGCGGCTGATTGCCGTGCGGGACGCGGTGCGGGATTGTATGCGCTCGCAGCTCGATGGCAGCGGCGAGGGGCAGATGGTCGAGGCGCGCGAGCAACTCAACTTCGCCTACGACCGTTTTATTTCCAGGTTCGGCTCCATCAATGCCCCGATCAATCAACGGGCGTTTCATGGCGACCCGGATTTGCCGTTGCTGCTTTCGCTGGAAAGCTACGACGAGGAAGCGAAAGTAGCGGTCAAAGCCGCGATTTTCCGCGAGCGCACCATCCATCACAAACAGCCGGTTGAATCGGTCGGTTCACCCAAGGAAGCCTTGCTTGTATCGCTGAATGAAAAAGGCCGGGTGGACTTGGCACACATGGCTGGTTTGCTGTCCCGTCCGGCAGAGGAATTCTTGCCGGACTTGAAAGGGATGGTTTTTCTCAACCCGGAAACCAAACAATGGGAAACCGAAGACCAGTATCTTTCCGGCAATGTCCGCGAGAAACTCGTCGCCGCCGATGCCGCCAGTGTCGCCGATGCCCGCTTCCGTGAAAATGTCGAGGCGTTGAAATCGGTGCAGCCGCAGGATTTGCCCGCGACCGAGATTGACGTGCGGCTGGGCGCATCCTGGTTGCCGCCCGCAGACGTGCAGCAGTTCGTCCACGAGTTGCTCGCCGTCCCGTCCGGGGTTGAGGTCGGCCACATCCACGCGCTCGGCTCGTGGCATATCACCGCGAATTGGGAGGCGAAGGGCGCGACCGCCAACACCACCGATTGGGGAACAAATCGTTACACCGCCCTCGAACTCATCGAGGAAACGCTGAATCTTAAAACCCCCACCGTTTATGATTATGTGGACAAGAAGCCCGTCGTCAACGCGCAGGCGACCGAGGCCGCGCGGGAAAAACAGGAGCGCATCAAGGAACGGTTTTCAAAATGGATATGGTCGGATGACGACCGGCGGGAACGGCTTTGCCGCCTTTACAATGACACCTTCAATCATTCGCGGGTCCGCACGTTCAACGGCGAACACCTGACGTTGCCGGGAGCCAGTGCGGCCGTGCAACTTCAAGGACACCAAAAGTCGGGTGTGTGGCGAACTTTGCAGACACCAAACATATTGCTCGGCCACGTCGTCGGCGCGGGCAAGACCTACACGATGGTTGCCTCTGCGATGGAACTGAAGCGGCTGGGGCTGGCACGCAAGCCCCTGTTTGCCGTTCCTAATCACATGCTCGGCCAGTTTTCCAGCGAACTGCTCATGTTGTATCCGGGTGCAAACATCCTCGTGGCGGGCAAGGAGGACTTCGAGGCGCAGAACCGCAAGAAACTTTTCAGCCGCATCGCCACCGGCAATTGGGATGCCGTCATCGTCACGCACTCCGGCTTTGAGCGCATCCCGCTGTCACGCGAAACCCAGGAACGCTTTTTCAAGGAGCAGTTGGAGGAATTGGAAAAAATTAAACGGGAACACGCCGACCCGGACAACCGGCGCTTGGTGAAGGAACTCGAAAAGGCCAAGAAACGTCTGGAAGCCAAACTCGAATCCCTCGCCGCCACGCATAAGAAAGACAACACGCTGACTTTTGAGGAACTAGGCATTGACCGGCTGTTTGTGGACGAGGCGCATTATTTCAAAAACCTGTTTTACGTCTCCAAGATGACGCGCATTGCCGGCCTGCCGCAGACCGCGAGCGAACGCGCATTCGATATGTATTTGAAAGTTCGTCATGTTCAATCCGTGAACAATGGCGGCGGCGTGGTGTTTGCCACCGGCACACCCATCGCCAACAGCATGGCCGAGATGTTCACCATGCAACGCTATTTGCAGCCGGACGACTTGAAAAAACATAACCTGAATCATTTTGATTCATGGGCCGCCACCTTCGGCGAGCCGGTGACAGCGATGGAACTTTCCCCGGACGGCGCGGGCTACCGGATCAACACGCGCTTCGCCCGGTTCGTCAACGTCCCGGAGCTGATGCAGATTTTCCGGCAGACGGCGGACGTGCAGACCGCGCAGATGCTCAATCTCAAACGTCCGAAACTGGAAGGGGAGAAACCGGCGATCCGCAATGCGCCGGCCTCTCCTGAATTAAAAAAGTTTGTCGAGGGGCTGGCCAAGCGCGCCGAGGCGTTGAAAACCGGGCGGGTTGACCCGCGCGAGGACAACATGCTCAAAATCACCACCGAAGGCCGCAAGGCCGCGCTGGATTTGCGCCTGATGAAACCCGGCCTGCCGGACGACCCGCAGAGCAAAGTTAATCTCGCCGTGGAGAAAATTCATCAGATTTGGGAGGCGACCAAGGATGATCGTTTGGCGCAACTTGTGTTTTGCGATTTGTCCACGCCGCAAGACCGGGGCTTTTCCGTTTATCGTGACGCAGCAGACAAATTGAAGCGCCTGGGCATACCGGAAAACGAAATCGCCTTCATTCAGGATTATGATGCGGACAACGCGAAGGTGGCGCTTTTCCGTTCCGTTCGCGCGGGCAAGGTTCGCGTTCTGTTTGGCAGCACACAGAAGATGGGTTCCGGCACCAATGTCCAAGAACGTCTGATTGCGCTCCACCATCTGGATGCGCCGTGGCGACCCGCCGACGTGGAGCAGCGCGAGGGACGTATTTTGCGGCAGGGCAATCGAAATGCCAGCGTGCAGATTTATCGTTACGTCACGGAAGGCTCGTTCGATGCCTACATGTGGCAGACGTTGGAAACCAAGGCCAAGTTCATCGCCCAGGTGATGAGCGGAGACATGACCATGCGCCGCCTTGAAGACATGGACTCCGCTGCTTTGACCTATGCCGAGATCAAAGCCATTGCGTCCGGCAATCCGCTCGTCATCGAAAAAGCCCAGGTGGATGCCGAGTTGATCCGGCTGACCCGGCTGCGCTCTGCCCATGCCGAGGAACAATATCGCATCCGTAGCAGCCTGCGTCATTCGCACGAGGAGGTTGAGACTTGGACGGAACGGCTGGCAAACTTGCGCGAAGATTTAACCGGGCGGCAGGATACATCCGGCGACCGGTTTCGCATCGAATTGGACAAGCAGGTTCTGGATAATCGCGGAATTGCCGGGGAGTTGCTTTTGCGGCGGGCGGAGAAAACTAAAACTCGTTTTGGCGAGGACATCCGCATCGGGCGGTTCGCTGGTTTCGATATGTTCATCCGTTCCGGTTTCAACAATACCGCTGAACTCGTCCTGCGGGGCAAAAACAGTTACAGCAGCCGCGTTACCGATACGGCCTTGGGCACCATCCGTTCGCTGGAATCCGAGGTGCAGGGTTTTGAGGAGCGCGCCGCGCGGCTGGAAACCGACATCCGCGATTCACGAAAACGCGGGGTTGAACTGGAAGCCAAGGTTGGCGCACCCTTCGAGAAGGAGGAACGGTATCATCATCTGGTCAAACGCCAGTCGGAAATCGAGGATCAACTTGACCTCACCAAGAATCAGGCTCCCAACCAGCTTGAAGCCGCTGAAAACACCGAGGCCATCGTCGAAGGGGAGCAGCCCGATAAAAACGAAACCATCAAAACCAAACCCGCCCGGAGAATGAAAGTGTGAGACAAGGCAACATCATTGTAGAACGTATCCGCCTCCTGTGCGAGTTGCGGGGAGGTATGCGGAGGAAATTGCCTCGGAGCAGTGGCAAAATTCTTTTGTGAACGTCAGTCCAACATTGCCAGCGAACACCGACGGGCTTGATAGCGGCAGCCGTTCCGCGCCGCATCGCGCAACCCAATTCATGGCCGACCGGGATGGTGATTTGCCGGTCTGGGTTCGCGCGCCAAAGCGCGGGCATGAATTTTATTCCGGCTGCTCGCGAGCAAAACTCTACGAATGGGCGGCCAAAAGTTTTATTCGATCCGTCTCCATTCGTGAACCCGGACGGATAAAAGGCGTCCGGCTTTTCCATCTTGCCAGCCTTCTGGCATTCATCGAGCGGTGTGAAGTCCGAGCGAATTCCGACCAAAACGACACCGGCAAACAACCCTGAACAAGGGTGGATTTATTATTGCTGCCAAGCCGGGCCTACGAGTGGGCGTTCAAAGGGTTCATCCACCGGCATCAATTCGTGAACTCAAACGGATAAAAGGCATCCGGTTTTTCCCTCTTGTCGGCATTCTGGCATTCATCAAGCAGTGTAAAATTCGGGTGGATTCTAACCCAAATGACATCGGCAAATAACCCTGAATAAAGGTGGACTTGTTGCCACTGGATGTTGCCACTAGACCCATAAATCCCATAAAACCATTGAAAATCAAAGTGGCGGAGAGAGGGGGATTCGAACCCCCGATACGGTTTAACCCGTATAACGGTTTAGCAAACCGTCGCCTTCAGCCACTCGGCCATCTCTCCAATAACCAATAGAATCAAGGTGTTTATGAGTTTTCAGACACCTTGAAAAACTTTGCATTTGACATTTGCCGACACTTTGCCGACATTAAAGGGCATGAACGCAACCAAAGAACGGAACTGGACGCCGGTTAAGGGCGAGCAATTCGAGGCTGTCAGCGTTGGCAATGTCACGGTGAAACTCTACCGTCGCCGACGCCTAACCGCAAACCGAAAAAAGAAGCGGACAATTTACGAGCTGGCCGACTACACCAGCGGCGTGCGCCGGTTGCGCGGCTTCACCGATCACGGCGGCGCCCGCAAGGAAGCCGAAAAAATCGCCCGCCAGCTTTCCAGCGGTGACGCGACGGCGGCAACCATGCGGAACAGTGAGGCGGCCAGTTACGGGCGGGCGGTTGAATTGCTGCGTCCAACCGGAATTGCCCTGGAAGTGGCGGCGGGCATCGTTGCGAAGGCTGTTGAGATTCTCGGCGAGGACCGCATCATCGAGGCGGCGCATTTTCTCAAACGGCACGGAGCTTGCCAAGTGACGCGCAAGCGCGTTGCCGACGTGGTAGCCGAATTGATTGCAGCCAAAGAAGCGCGCGGCAAATCGGCGCGTTACACCGGCGACCTGTCCGCACGGTTGAACCGTTTCGCCAAGTCGTTTGCCGTGGACATTAGCACGGTGACGACCGCCGAAGTGCAAAAGTGGCTGGACGGCCTGAAACTCTCGGCGCAATCGGCGCGGAATTTCCGCACGGTTATCGGCACGCTGTTTTCTTTCGCCGAGTCACGCGGTTACATTTTCAAAGGCGGCAATCCAATCGAGGGCACGGAACAAATCACGGCCAACGGCGGCAACATTCAGATTTTCACCCCGGACGAAATCACCGCGTTACTCAAAGCCGCGACGCGGGAATTTTTGCCCATCATTGCGCTTGGCGCGTTCGCCGGATTACGCACCGCAGAAATTGAACGGCTGGAATGGAAAGACGTGGACTTGACCGGCGCGTTTATCACCGTCGCCAGCGACAAAGCCAAGACACGATCACGGCGGCTTGTGCCTGTCCTGCCGAATCTCGCGCAATGGCTCGCGCGTTACGCCCGGCGCAAGGGCAAAATCTGGAAGGGCACAACCAACGATTTACAGGACGCACGCGCAGCTTGTGTGAAGGCGGCAAAGACACCATGGAAAGATAACGGCTTGCGGCACAGCTTCATTTCCTACCGGCTGGCCAGCATTCAAAACGCCGCGCAAGTGGCATTGGAAGCGGGCAACAGCCCGGCAATGGTGTTCAAACACTACCGCGAGATTGTGAAGCCCGCCGCCGCCGTAACTTGGTTTGCCGTCGCGCCAGAGCAACCAGCCAACATCGTGAACCTAAAAGGAAAGGCCGCATAATGAAAAACAAAACGCAACGAACAACAGAGCCAATAAAATACCCGCTGACACTCAAAAAGTTTTTAATCCTTATGCTTCCCGCGCTTTACAACAAGCCCAAGCGACGCGAGGCCGCATGGCGCGTGTTTCGCAACAGCGACCACGCTCTAGGCCATCATTTTAGTATTCAGGGCGGCAAGTGGTGGACAATGAAACAACTGGCAGACCACATAAATAAAACAAAAGAGATTCCAGACGAGGGCATTTACTGGAATCTCGCTAAATCCTTTGGTTCTTGGTATGGATATTGGCGGCCACAAACGACAAGCGACCAGAACAAGCAAAAGGCACTCAAACGCCACAAAAAAACCGGCGCACGGCCAAACCGCGTTGCCTTGAAAGAAATCTCAAAGAGCCTATTGACATAATTTTTTCGCCGTAAAGTTACCTTTAGCACAAGCCGCCTTGCACTTTTGCAGGGCGGTTTTTGTTTTTCTACCATTCCCCCCGCTGAATCGTTCAAAACGCCACGCGCAAACGGCCAAAAGTTACCTTTTGCAGGCCGCCCGCGAGACGCCGCCTTGCGACACGTCGAGTATTTTTGCGGGCATGGGAAAAAAATATTCGACACAAAACGCGGCAGCAAAACCCGCCGCTGAACTTCTTACGGATGCACAGGCCGCCGAGATTTTAACGGTTGAACCAAGGACGTTGAGGCTTTGGCGGAACACTCGCCAGCTTCCTTTTCTAAAAATCACTTCGAGGGTTATCAGGTATCGGCGCGCCGATCTGGAAGCCTGGCTGAACCGCACGCGCACCGTCATTTCGTAAAACTTGGACTTCTTTACATGGGTAGATGATGAAAAGTTTTTTACGATTCTCCAAGGCCAGTGGCTCGACAAAGAGGCGCGTTGAAAATTTTGTCCGCCGTGGCGAACGCGCTACGCGCCGCGCTCTGACATCCTCAAAACGCCGCGAGCTTTACAATCTTGAAAGGGTGGGAAGCGTTGAATGACACCCTACAATTTCCGCTTCCGTTGCTGGCTTATGGAAAAAACGCGAACGAACGGCTCGAAGCCTCGATCACCTACGCGACCATCGCCACCGGGATGCACCGGGTAAAAATTCTTTCGCCGTCACAAGTTGCGGAAGAATTGTCCGGCGTCGAACTTCCGAAACCCAACCGCGAAATCACCGCCGAGGAAATCAAGATCATGGCGCTTGGTTGCGCGTTTTGTGGCGTATGCGCTGCGGATAGCACCAGCGGCGCGCGTTGGCGTTTTGTGAGATTCAAAGCAGTAGAAGAATTTCTGCAATCATGGAAATCAAAAGGCCGGTCAATCCCGTGGACGCGCGTTCCGAAAGCGATGGTGTTTGAAGCCCGCGACGGCAACGCGAAAACCTACCAGCGATTCTCGGCGCTCTGCGCGGTCAATGCGGCCATCGGCTCGAAACCGTTTGCCATCGTCACGGCCAACCGCGTGCGTGCCGGGATGGGTGGTTACGCCAGCGGCAAGGTTTTGTTTGCCAAAGATGGAACAGTCACCCACGCCGGCGCGGTGACTCTATCCGAGCGCACGGATGGATGGACACCGCCAACGCGAAGCCAGGCCCGCACGCTGCTGGACAACCTTGTCAGGAGCGGATTGGCGCACAGGTTCAACGAATACCACGGTGGGTTGACCTACTACTCAAAAGACCTGTCGGCGGAAAAGATTGCCGAAACCCTGCTGCTTCGCGCCAATCGAAAAGCGTCAAATCCGAAACTGCAAAAGCTTTCGGAAGCCATCCGACAAGCCAAACAGGACGGCGTTCTATTAAGTGGCGAACTTTTGCCGCAGTCGCCACATAATACAGACTCGCCACATAATAGAGAAGTCGCCACCCAGTCGCCACCCGGTAGCCACCCAATCGCCACCCAGTCGCCACATAATGCTGCTTCTTATGCTTCTCTTAATGCTTCTTCAAATGCTTCTCTCAATGCGGGGGCGAGCGCTCTTTCTGAAAAAATGGAAGAAAAGCACTTTAATGCGCATGACGATTGGACACCCGAACAGCGAGCCGAAGCCTTCAGACAATTACGGGATGCAGTGAACGGAAAGCCATGAACACCCCGCCGGAAAACGTTTCGGAAGTCTCCTTTTACCGCGCCTTCAAGCAAGCAAGCTGGCGATTGCCGAAGAACCCTCTGATTCACCAATCAAAGCCATTTCCGTTTCCCGTCATGAAAACCGACCATGATCTTGAAAGTGCCTTGTGCGCGGCGCTGGACACGCTGCCCAAGTGCCGGAACGCCGCCGCGACCATCGGCCAGCGGCTCGGCGTCTCGGCGCGTGAGGCTGGCCTGCACAGCCACAGGACGCGCCGCCGGGTGTTCCATGATGGCCGCGGCCAGGTTGCCGCCGGCGAACTGGTGACACGCCTGCCAGCCAAAGGCGAAACAGTTCATTTCCTGATGGACGGAAATTTCCGGTTGTCTGATGTCATTCCGATAATCCAGCAACACATCGGCCAACCGTGCCGCCTGACAATTTGCACCCTTGGATTAAATAACGACACGACAGACCAGCTTGCCGCCATGCTGAAGGCCGGAACGCTGGCAGAATTGCGGCTCGCCTTTTCGTCCTATTTCAAAGCCAGTGACCCGGACACCGCCGTCTATGCCGTGCAAACGTTGACCAGACAAGGCGCGACCGTTGCCGTCGAGCGGTTGCACGCCAAGTTGCAGCTATATCAGCCAGCCAAAGGCCGGGCCCGCTACGTCCTCGAAACGTCCTCGAATCTCCGGTCCTGCCAATGCGTTGAAGTCGTCAGCGTGACCAACGACCCCGGCTTGTATCGCTGGCATGATCAGTGGCTGACCGGATTTTTTAACCGTAACTCCATCAAATTATGAGAAAGAAAAACACCACGACCCCACGACCGCCCGCGCCCGCCGCCGCCATGATTGACGCCGAAAAGTTGGCAGAACTGGCGAACCTGACAAAGCGGCGACTCTACCAACTCGCCGAGGAAGGCAAAATCCCCCCGGCAACGAATGGCCAGTTTCCATTACTCGCCACCCTCAAAGCGTTATTCAGTTTTTACCAACGGGATGGCGAGGAAATTCAAAAGGAGAAACTGAAAAAGTTGACCGCCGAACGGCAGCGACTTGAACTAAAACTGTCAAAGGAGCAAGGCAAGCTGATGGGAACCGCCGAAGGTTGCCGACAAGTCAGCGAGGCAATGGCCCTCATTTTCTCCGACATGGCGCGCGACGCGGCGGAATTGCCGCCAAACTTGGCAGGGAGAACGGCCGTAGATATTGGAATCATTCTTTCCGCCCGGATTGAAAAACACCGCAAGGAATGGGCGGATAAATTCGACGCCATCGGCCAATGAAAACCGCCGAAACAAAAACCGCAACGTGCCGCTGCTGTCAGGCGCGATACGAATACACCGAGGCCAACCGCCATTTGCTTTTGCCGTTTCTGTGCTGGAAATGCACCGACGCGGCCAATGCAAAATTTGAAAGCCAACCGCCCCGCCGCCGTGAACGGATATTTTTCACCAAGCTTTGAACGACGACCCCGACATCACGCCGGAAATGCCGCTCGCATTTGACGAGGCCGGGCATCCCGTCGCCGTGTCGCCGCCGGTTTATGAGACGCCGGACGAAACCCAGGACGACCAACCCGGCAAGATAACACTGGCCGACATTCCCGACTTGCTGCTTTGCGGCGCACAGGACGATCACGACACCGCCGGCCGCGCCGCCATGCTCGGCTATATCCTAAAATCTCAATTTGCTCCGCAATCCCTTGACGAACTCGGCTTGCGGCTCGGTATTTCAAAGCAGGCCGCGCACAAGCGGTTGACGACATTTCGGCGTAAATGCGCGGAAATACTCGCTTTTTAACGCCGCTAGGTTGACGGCGCGGCCATAGGTGTATGAATGAAACAATTTCAAATCTGGCGGCAGAGCTAAAAGCCGCGATCACCGGCACGAGGCCGACGCCCAAATTTCCAACGGAAAATTCGGCAAGAATCATCTGCGAGCTTGCACTTGACGAAATAAAAAAACTGGACGGCTTGCAAGACTACCTCGACGGCGAGGAAAAATGCGTGGCATTGCAGCATGACCTTAATTTCGTTCTCGTGCCTGGACTGGCTGACCGACTTTATCAGCAACAATTTGATTCTCATTCAAAACTCGCCAGCACCGGGAAAAGTTTGAGCGAAATTGATCGTGGCCGCGACCGCGAAAGCTGGGTGCAAGACGTGGCAAGTAGGAAGTCAGCAGCGGAGAACGCCTCACTCCAACTGTCCGGCAAGCTGCAACCCTTCCGGCGCAAAATTTCCGAAATTGCCGTGCAAACATTGAACGAGCACGCCGCCAAACTCATGCTCGCCGAATCCAAACTGGGCGCGGCCTATGGTTTGCAATACGACGAAAGCCCGGCTCTGAAAAAACTTCGCGCTCTGCAAAATTACATCACCCACACCGCCCCGGCCATCGTCACGAAACTCCTGAAATAAATTTATGGCAAATTCCTACACCACCACAATCGCAACAATGGTTACGACTCTTTGCCGCGAAGGGCAGCGCGTCGCGCAAAGCAAACTCGCCCCGCTGACGGCTTACGGCACGCTTCTACCGATTATCGGCGAACCGTTCCGAGCTGGCTTGGATTCGGTAGTCCCCCTTGTGACCGCCGCGCCCGCAACCCAGATTCTAGGCCGGACTGACGCCGCAATTTTTCAGGCCGACGGCACGGTGACGAATCCCGTTTCTTGCGCGCACAAACTTTTCCTTCAAACGATTAACGTGGAAAACGCCGCCTACCAATCCGGCAACCGCATTGCCTACGCCGCAAGTTTCGCGATGAATCAGCTTTGCAACGCAATCGTTGACTATGTTAAAGCGAACGTGACTTCTGCAACATTCGGCGCGGCGGTGGTGACGAAGGCCGCAGCAAGCTGGGGGCAAGGCGATTTTTCCGCGCTCGCCGCCAGCCTCGACGCCCCGCAGCGCGCCATTGTTTTCGACAAAGCCTATGCGATGCGGACGCCGACGACCTGGCTTCCGGCTTCCGGCAACTGCGCGGTTTATGAGTGCAACCGGTGGTCAACTGCCGGCACAAACATCACCGGATTTTGCTGCACTCCCCAAGCTTTCGTTTTCCGGCACGCAACACCCGACTCGACCGCCAGCCAGCGAAAGGTTGTATATGCAACCAGTTTGCAGTTGCCCCAACTGGGCGGAATCGAAATTGAAGTCAGCACTTGGTTTGCCCTCGACACGCGAACCCTTTGTGCGGCTTAAGCCGAGCCCGCCAGCAGCTGGTCGTAGCAGACGGGGCTCCGTGGATTTGGAACGTGGCACAAGACCGCTGGGCCGGGGCGGAGGAAGTGCTGGATTTTTATCA